TTAATAATTTAATATATTGTATTCATCTATATAAACAATTGAATCTTGATTATTTTTATAGTAATTATCTAGAAATTCAGATAATTGTGATAAAGAAATATTGTAATATTTTTGCCAATCTTGGAAATTTTCATATTGTTGTTTCTTTTCTTCTGTATCATTATCAGTAAAATTAATTAAATCAGCCATTTTATCATTTATTGTTTTATTATAATAAGTCATTAAGGTTCCAATATATTTTGTATATACCCTTTGTATATTGACTCCATTTGCTTCATTACTTAATACAATATAGTCTGCTGATGAAAAACGAGTCATACTTATTTCATATCCTTCATCTTTAAACATTTGTACCAATTCAGAGTCTAACATTGTTGAAGCATCAATATTTTTACTTACTTTTTTTGAAGCGTTACTGATACTAATATAACTTATTAAAAGTATATTAAGTAAAATAGAAATAATTAATACAACAATTAAAATAATATCTTTTTTACTTATCTTCATTTTTTATATCCCCTTTTTGTTTTTTCCATTTTATAAAATCAATTTGTTTTTGCAATTCTAATAAATCTTCTTTATCTAATCCAGATGTATCTAATCCTCCGCTATTGGCAAATTTTATATTTTTTAGTTCTTCTGGATTTCTTATATCTGTTTTACACATTAAGTAATCTAAAGAACAATTAAAAATGTTACACAGTTGAAATTTTACTTCATCACTAGGAAGATTAGAACCATTTTCATAATTAGCTATACTGCTTTTTCCTTTTACAGAATTTAATTTATTGGCTAATTCTTCTTGAGTTAAATTAGCTTCAACTCTAAGGTGTTTTATTCTATTTCCTATGCTCTTTTTTAGTTCTTCATTGTTCATTCAAATTCACACTCCGTTCAAAAACTATAAACATTATAACATGATGTTCAGGGAAAGTAAACAAAATATATATTTTTTTCTTAGAAAATCAATAGATGTACAGAATTGCAAAACTTTTTTGCTAAAAAATATTGACAAGTTCAAAACTACTGTATATAATTGGTACAACAAAACTGAACAGGAGGTGCAATATGGAAAAAGATTATAAAAAATATGTAAAAACAGAAGAATTAAAAAATGAAAGAGAGTTTAGGCATCTTTCTTATAGGGATATGTCTAAATTGATGGGATTTAAGAGCCCTGCGACTTATTATAATATCGAAAATGGATTAGTAGAACCAAAAATTTCTCATATAAACAAAATAAGTAAAATTTTAAAAAAGCCATGTACAAATTTTTTTAATTTTAAAGTTCAGTAAAACTAAACAAAAGATTAGAAGAGGTGAGAAGATAATATGAAATTATTTATTATGAACTTATTTTGTTTCTTAATAGGATATTTGATAGGTAAGTTTAAAAAATAGAGATTATCCAATTAAAGAAAGCTTGAACAATACTTATAATTCCATAGGATGCAATAATTACTGTAGTAAATATAGAAATATCAAGTAAGCTTGAGCAAATAACTTTAAAAATATTTTGATAAGTTTTAGGAAATTGCCTATTATTTATCTTATATGAAAGAGATCTTGTAGGTAAAAACAAGCTACGACGAGTAGAATCAAACAATTTGTCTATTTTTTGGCAAACAGATTCATATGCTATGTAAGAAACAGAATTTTTATTTGTAGTTTTTTGGAAGATTTGAAAAACATTTATAAGGTTTCCATCTATTAATTCATAATGTTTAAGCTTTAAATCATTAAAAAAATCAATATATTCTAATGCTGTTTCAGGAGAAATTGATTTGTATAAATTTTTTTCCATTTTTTTAAATAATGGAAGGTAAACATAGTATAACTGTTTTTCTAAAGTTTTAGTTTTTAGGGGGCTTTTTAAAGAAAATTTACTTACTTTATAACCAAAAAAACCACTAATTATGCAAGTAGCTATGGTAACTAGATTATTAATATCAAAATTTAAAGACATAATTATAACCTCACTTTCGAGGTGATTATAATACAAATTTCGACAGAAAGGAAGTGATAAAAATGCAGAAAAAGAAATCATTTTTAAGTTATGTAGATTTACCAGAAACAATAACACCTTACGATTACGCAAACTGGAGAGGCATAGGAGAAAACAAAGCAAGAGAAATATTTAATAGACCAGATTTTCCTAGAATAAAAGGAACAGGAGTAAAACAATTAGCAGATAAAAGAGCCGTTTTACTTTATGATTTAGGACTAAACGAAAAAGATAAACAAGAAATGTTACAAGAAATGGCAAGAAAAATTATATAGAAAGGATTGAGAGAAAATGAGTAAACAAATGAAAAAATATTGCATAATTGGAAAAGCAGTATGTAGTTTATGTAGTGATGTACTACCTACAGCAGCAGTTATAGCAACAGGAGTATTAGTAATAATGAAAATATTTATAGGATAAGAGAGGAGTGAAAACATGGATAGATTAGATAAAATATTTATTTGGCATATTGTTACATTAACGAAGATGAAATTAGCAAAGAAGGAGGCAAAAGAAAAATGGAATTAATAATATTTTTATTATTAGCAATTATAGGAATATTAATAATTTGTATGATAGTACAGCAAAATGTATGTGATTACAAATTGGAACAAATAGCAGATGAAAGTTATGATGCAGAAATAAGAGCATCTAGATATTCTAACAAGTTAACATTAATTACAAGTGAAGTAGACAGTATAGATTTAAGCAAAGCAACTTATTCAGAATTACATAATAGCTATAAAAGAATAAAAAAAGTGATTGCTAATGCTGACACATCAACAACCACTATAAATAATTAATTTAAATAAATCAATTTAGATTATTTTAGCATAAATGCTAATGAAATGCAAGAAAAGAGGGACAAATGGATTTATCAAAAGAATTTCATCCTGTGCCTAAACCACCAAAAACAGAAAAAAAAGAACACAAGAAAATAAAGAAGAAAAGCAGCAAACTGGCAAAATTAGAGCGCAAAAGGTACAGCATAATTACATACAATTTAGATATTTGCTATATCTGTCAAGAGCATAAAAAGGATCACTTTGACGAAGTTTTTGGTGGAAGAAACAGACAGACTAGTATGAAGTATGGACTAGTTATACCAATATGTTTTAAATGTCACAGAGAGTTAACAGATAATCCTTTAAAAAAGAAAGCAATTCAAGAAGAAGCAAAACAAAAATTTATAAAAAAATATAGTGAAGAGAAATTTATTAAAGAATTTGGGAGGTAGATCAAATGGAACCATACGTAATTGGAAATAAAGAAGTAGAAAATATTGTAAATAAAAATAATAAAGAAGTGTATTTAGTTGCAGGCTTAATAAATGCAACAGAAAAAGTGCTATATTGGAAAACTCAAAGTGAAATAAAACTAGGAGATTATGCAATAGTTGAAAATATGAACGAATACGATTTAATTAAAATTGTAGGAATTGTAAAGACTACTAAAAAGAATACAAGTAAAATCTCTAATACAAAATACGAAAATATGAAGAATGCAATCTTAGGATTTAATGCAAGCATAATAGAAAATAACAACATAGAGCAGGCATAAATAAAACTGCTCTTTTTTTACAAAGGAAGGAGGAAGAGTACCTCTAATAAAACATAATAGGAGGTAAAAAATGACATACATAGAGTTGATTAATGGATTTGAGAATTGGCTCGAAACTCATCATTTGCCAATTGCATCGCAATTGCTATGGTACAAACTTATTGCACTGTTCAATAGATGTGGTTGGGAAAAATGGATAGCTGTAGATAACCAAAGATTAATGTCCGTTATGCAAATAAAAAGGGAAGCTACTTTTATAGAAATAAGAAATAAATTATTGGAAGCAGGTTTATTCGATTATGAAAAAGGTAAAAAAGGCAGCCCAAACAAATATAAAATAAATACTTACAATTTTGAAAGTACAAACCGTAGTAAAAACAGTAGTACAAATAGTAGTAAAAACCGGAGTAGAAACCGCAGACATAAATAGACTAGATAAAGACTCTTTATATTTATATGAAGAATATAAAGAGAAGCTAGAAGGCAAAAAATTTTACGAAAAAGTAAAAATCGTTGGAGAATGTCAACGAAGGCAAGAATATATAAATTTATCTAAAGAACAACAACAAGACTTACTAATATTACTTAGTAGAATTTAGGAGGTAAAAATGAATATAAAAGAAGTTATAGACAGAGAAAAGCCTATAAAACATATAAAATATTCTAGTGAAAACACGAATCATCTAACAAATGAGAAAAAAGAAAAAGAGTATGAATATTATATATGTGATGAATGCAAAAAGAAAATTATTATAACAAAAAATAAAGATGCAAGAAGAGGAGGATTAGTAAATCTTCCAAAAAGCTTAACAAAATGTAATAAAACAATAACTGTAGCATTACATAATTGTTGCTTAAATCCAGTATTGCGACAATTTGAACCGGACAGACAGAAGATAAATCAATTATAGGAGGAAATTATGGAAGTAAAAAGAGAAGAGTTAATAGAGTATAGCTATTATGATGAACAAGGAAAATTAATAACGATAGTGAACAGAGAGAGCCTAGCTAGATTATTAGGAGCTGATGAAGTGAGATGGAAAGAGTAAATAAATTAAAAGAAAAAAAGTTGGAGGATAAATAATATGAAAAGTAAGTTGAAAAAACTTTTTAGAAAAAAAGAAAATCCAGAAAAAATAGAGATAACAGTTTTTGATGATAATAAAGAATTACCTGATTTTAGAAAAATAGCAGTACCAGATTTAAAACAATATTTGATTAATGGATATCAAGAAATTAGAGAAGTAAAAAAAGAAAAAGAAGAATTAAAAGAAAATTTAGAAAATGCAAGAAAATATAAAGATTTATATGATGCAGCTTTAGTAACATTAGAAGAATTTAAAAAAAGAGATGAAGAGAATAAAGAAATACAGATAAAACTGGAAAACAAAATTAATAAAAAAGAAACAGAAATTACAAATTTAAATGAGCAAGTAAATACTTATAGAATACTTGAAGTTGAAATAAACCAAAAAATAGAAAATATAGAAAAAGTAAAAAATGAAGAAAGAAATAATGCAATAAAAGGATATAAAGAAAAATTAATAAATGAAATAAACAATACCAAAGGAATTATTAGTAAAAGCAAATTATTTTATATTATAAATTCTATAAAATAAATTACAAAGGAATTATGAGGAAGAAAGTTAGGTGATTAAATGCAACTAAAATGTAATAAATGTGGAGCAAGTAAAAGAAGTTTATTTGTAGAAATACAAATAAATAGAAGAGGGTTATACTGTGGCGAATGTGGAAAGTGGCAGAAATGGATAACAAAGCAAGAGCTACAAATAGCTAAATTCGAAGGAATAAAAATAATTAATAAGGAGAAATAAAATGTTAAGAATAGTTGAATATAACAAAATAACAGGAAAGAAAGTAGAGTTAAAAGAATTAGAGAAGTTTGGATTTAAAGAAAATGAGAATGGATTATATTATGAAAAGAATTTTTCTGCAGTATGTTACGACGGAGAAGAAGACCATCAAATATTAATTTATAAAAGTAAAAGAAATATAGTTTTAGAAATTATGAATAATGACTATACATATCATTCATTTGACGAAGAATTAGGAAGAATTGAAGATACATTATATGACTTAACAACAGCAGGCTATGTAGAAAAATTAGAGGAGGAGTAAATGGGAAATATAACTAAAGAAACAAAAGAAATATTAAAAAATTGTTGGGTTATGACAACTGACCACACTTTAGATGAAGAAAATATTAAATTAAAAGAAGCAATAACAGAAGTATTGAATGAAACAATGACATCAGAAGAAAGAAGCAGATGGGGATATGAATATTTTATTAAAAATAAACAATATAATGATGATTTAGAGCGTAATAAAAATTTATTAAAGGAATGGTCACACATATTAAAAGGAATGGGAAATAGAAATTATATTTATGCTTATGCAATAGATAGAGTATTAAGAGAACTAGAAAAGAAGGAGGACAAGCAATGACAGAAGAATGTTATGAATGTAAGCATAAAGAAAATATAGAAGATTTATTTTTATTTAATAAAAAATATTATTGTAATTATTGCTTAATAACAGCATTGGCAACTGAAGGAGTGATAGGACTAGAACAAACCGAGAAAGGGAGGGTAGTTTTATATTAAATGAAAGATAAATTAAATCAATTAATTGAAGAAATTGAAAATAAAGAAAGGGCAAAAGGATTATCA